AATACAGATAACCCATACGTCGGGCGGGTATTCAACAACGTCGAGTATGCCGAGGCAGTTTGCTATGGCACCAACCTTCCACCATCGTGGGGTGGCAAGTACCGCACACGCCAAGGTACGCAGCCAGGCTTTCCTGATCTGATCGGCAAAGAGCTTGAGGCTTACGTGCGCAAAAACTGGCGTGACATCATCGCTGAAGACTAATGGCAGCTCTCAACCTCAACACAATCCGCGCCACCATCGAGGCACGGTTGGCAACAGAGCTGGCGAACAGTCCTGCAATCCCGATCGTGTTTCACAACATGGCGTATGAGCCGACTCCAGGTTCGACATGGGTGCAATGCCTAACCACCTTCGGCGGCAACGAATACCTCAGCCAAGGTGGTACAACCAACTCTCAAAATCGTCTGGTCGGCTTGCTCGTCATTAATATTTTTACGGCTCTTGGCGTTGGACCCGGCGCTAACTACACGATTGGGAAACGCATTCGGGATCTTTACAATAGGGTCAACGTGTCGGGGGTTTTCTTCGACGCTCCATCCGGTCCGGAGGCTCTGGCTTCACCAGCTCCCGAGGGCTACTTTCAAACCCAGGTCCGTGTGACCTTTGAATCCATCGAGGAACTCTGACCCATGGCAGTCATCCGAGGCGAACAAGGCGCTGTGCAATTCGACGCAGCGGGCACTACCAAAGCAACCGTTGTCGGCACCCGTAGCTGGAGCCTGACTACTACCAAGGAAACCTTGGATGTCAGCAAGCACGGCGACACCTTCCGCGCTTTTGTCGGAAGTATGATTTCCGGTTCCGGCACTGTGGAACTGGTTTACAACCCTGATGCAACAGGGCAGGCGAACTTCCTTGAGGATGTGCTGACCACTGCTGATCCTGCTGACGCTGCCTTCGAGCTTTTTACCACTGGCACCACCGCTGGTACTGACTCGGTTGCGTTTAACGGCATCATCACTGACATGGAAATTACTTCCACTGTTGGTGAGATCATCATTGTTACCTGCAGCTTCATCACCAGCGGCACCATTACTGGCAACCTTCAGTGATGAGGTGTAGAGTCAGAGCGATTAAATAAGCTCTGATGGCAGGCACCAAACGTACTGTGGATCTGCTGGTTGAGGCATTTGACCTCAGCCAGCGCCGCAAGTTTGTTCTTAAAAATGCCGCAGGTCAACCTGTGGTGGACTTGTATTTCCGTCCGATCACTCGCGCTGATCGCAAAACTGCACAGGCGCTTGCGGGCAGCGAGGAAGCACTGGACATCAGCACCCACATGCTTTGCCAGCTTGCAGAGCTGCAGGATGGCTCCAAGGCTTTTAGCTCTGGTGATGCGGCAAAGCTGCAGCGGCAGTTGCCTGAATCGGTTCTGAATGAGCTTGAACTGTTCCTGTTTGGAATTGGTGCTGCGGAGGATCTTGAGGAAGCAAAAAACGGCTAAAGCAGGACAACTGGCTCTTTTTTGAGTTCTTCCTGTCCTGCGAGCTAGGGATGACGGTCAGCCGGTTACGAACTGAGCTGACCGATGCAGAGTTTGTTCATTACGCCGCCTATTTTGAATTGAAGGGCGAGCGCGAGAAACAGGAGATAGAACGCGCCAAGATGCGTCGCTAGTAGCATTGGGTTACTGATGTGCGGTGGTAGTGGCAAAAGCCAACGTTGAACTCACCGTTACTGCTCAAGGCGCAGTCGGACCTCTTAGGCAGGTTCAGCAGACAGCACAGGCGCTGTCTGCTCAATTTGACAAGCTCAAGGCAAGCGCCAAAGGTGTTGCCAGTTCAGCTCTGGAAATTGGGCGGAGTTTAGATCAAAACACGCAAAAACTAAGACAGCAGACAACAAGCATTCAAGGGCTGATTGGTGCATATGCAGGCTTTCGCACGCTGAAAGGTGCAATCACGGCAGGTGTCGAGCTTGAAACAGCACAAAAACGTGCCGAGCTTCTTACCCAGCGTTTCGGGCAGCTTTCTGGTATCCAGCAGGTTGCAGCTCAATCTGCTGACAAGTTTCGTATTGCTCAATCAGATACGCTTACTGCCCTGATTGACCTTGGCAACAGGCTTGGACCACAAGGTGCCAGTCTTGCTGAAATCAAGGACATCTACGAGGGCTTTAACACTGTCCTTGCCATTAACAAAGTAAGCACACAAGAGGCGGCTTCGGCGCAGCTGCAGTTAAACCAGGCGCTTGGCTCTGGAAGACTGGCTGGCGAAGAGTTTCGTGCGGTGAACGAAGCAACGCCACAAGTGATTGATGCAATCGCAAAGATTCTTGGTGTTGCCAGAGGCGAAGTCAAACAGCTTGCTGCAGAAGGTGCGGTTACTGCGCCTGTGCTAATTCAAGCATTGCGTGATATCAAAGATAAAGGCGCTACTGAACTAGAAAAATCTTTCGACAGTGCATCAGGCAGGCTGCGTGCTTTTCAGAAGGCACAAACTGAACTTGCCCAAGCAATCGGTTTGCAGCTTTTGCCTGCCTTTACACCGCTAATCACGGCTGTAACTGAACTTATCAGAAAGTTTGCAGCATTACCTGGACCGGCAAAGGCAGTTATTGCTGGCGTGGTTGGAATCACAACTGCGCTGATTGCTCTTGCTCCTGTGATCACTGGTGCCATCGGTCTGCTTAAGGCTTTAGGCGTTGCAACTTTAGTTTCGGCTGGACCCTGGGTTGCATTGGCTGCAGGCATCACAGCCGCAGCAGTTGCCCTGGCTAGTTATCAAACACAGGCACAAAAAACCGCCAAAGGCGCAGCAACTGGTGACATAGCTGCAATTAAAAAAGCCAATGACGATTTATATGTTGTAAATAAGCAAATTACAGACACAGTAAATGCTCGCTCAAAAGCAACTGGAAGGGAAAGGGCTACTCTAGATCGGCAGGTGCAGTCACTGCGTCGAGATAAAGCTGAGCTGCAAAAAGGACTGGCAGCAGGCAGGGCGACTCTGGCAGCGCAAGATCAGACAGGCTCTGGCGGATTAGACACTGGCGCTCCTGCGGAGGACACCAGTAAAGCTAATAAGGCCAATAAAGCTGCTAGGGAAAGCCAGTTAGCAGACATTAAAGCCGCAAATGGTTTGTACAGGTCGCAGCAGAGTATTGCAGGAGCAATAGCCAACGCTGAATACGAGCGAAATACATCTGAAGTTCTTCGCTTACAGATGATTCAACGTGGCGTGGAGTTAATGCATGAGGCAGCCGCAATTCAGCGTGATGTAACATTGCCAGCCGATGAAAAAAGAGCAAAGCTACAAGGCATCCAAGACCGGCTGGCTGCCAGCACTGCTCAGTACAACAGAGAAATCTTTCTTTTTCAGCAGCAATCTATTGAAAGTTTGCCAGGCTATCTTTCCAGCCTGCAAGGCTTGGCTAGTGGCTACAGCTCTGTTCTTGATTATTCAAAGCGATTAACTAAAGAGCAAGAACAACAAAAGCTATTGGCGGAAGGAATAAGCGGGATTGTTGGGCAAAGCATGGTAAGCGCATTTGACGCCTTGATAGCAGGAACCGAATCATTCGGGGACAGCCTAAGAAAAATTGCGTCTGGAGTTTTAACTGACATTGCAAGACAACTTTTGCAGATCTACGTAATTAATCAAGCGATCAATGCGATTAGCAGTATCTTAAGTCCAAAAACTGCTGGATTCCTGCCAAGTGTCAAGTTTAATCCATCTGCATTTTCCATGCCGCAGCTTGCGGGGCAACGCGCCATGGGTGGCAGTGTTTCCGGCGGCTCTCCTTACCTTGTCGGTGAGCGCGGTCCTGAACTTTTCATACCAGGACGTAGCGGTGGCATCGCACCCGCAGGCAGCTTTGGTGGCATGGGTAACGTCGTCGTCAACGTAGACGCAGGCGGCAGTAACGTGCAAGGTGATGGGCAACAGGCTAATGCTCTCGGCAAAGCTATTGGCATCGCCGTGCAGCAAGAACTAATCAAGCAAAAGCGTCCTGGAGGCTTGCTCGCTTAATGGCTACTTTCCCAGCTATTGATCCTACCTACGGCGCAGCGAAGGCTAGCCAGCCTATTGTCCGCACGGTTCGCTTTGGGGATGGCTACGAACAACGTTTAACCTATGGGCTAAATCAAAACCCAAAGGTCTGGACCTTGACCTGGCAAAACATTACAGAGGCAAACAGCGACACCATAGAGACATTTTTAGATGCTCGTGCCGCAGACAATGCCAGCTTTGATTGGGCGCCACCTGCAGAAGGCGTCACCTACAAGTGGGTTTGTGAGTCATGGGATAAGGTGATTCCATAC